CTGCCCTGCAGCACCTCCTTCCCTTGCCTACCCCGACAAGGGTCGGAGAGGGATTTGTAGGCACGGCCTAATGGCTTAAAAGAAAGGAGGTCTAGCGACAAAGAAAGGAGGATTTGCGATGGAAGACAATAGATGCCCAGAATGCGGAGCACCGCTCCACTACATTTATGCAGAAAACATTTGGGTCTGTCCACGCTGTGATGTGGAAGACCCTCCGAAGGAGGAAACAGATGAGCAAGATGTCCATAAAAGTAAGCTTCACAGTGGGAGTCTCACTAAGGGAGGCTCTCACCGAAGCTAGAGAGAAGGCAGAGAAATTGGGAGTGGCTTTCATCGAGTTCAGCTTCAACGGAGCGTTTTTTGCTGTCAGCCCTCAGGCTGACATAGAGAGAGGGATAGAGGAGTTTGAGAAGGGGATGAAAGCAATAGTAATATAGAAAAGGAGGACAAAGATGGACTTAAGCAACGTAAGCAGAAAGGGGCTGGAACAGGCCTTGCAAAGGGCTCTTGACCTTCTACCTCCCGAAGGGGTAGAAGAGGTTGTGGCAACCTTTCCAGAGAGGTTGCCAGCCATAGACCACACAAGACAGAAGACATCTGAGGCTCTTGGTATTGGAGAGGAAGCTTTTTACGCTGTCGCAGAAGCGACAACCGCATTTGGAAAGACCCTTATGCAAGAGGGCGAGCAGCTGAGGAGCAAGCACGTGGAAAGCATCCTCCGCATCTGGAAGGTTTTCGACGAGCGAGAAAAAGCCCTCTTCACTGTCCTGCTCGCAGAATACACCTTGCAGCAGATGGCAAAGACTTTGAGCGAGCGGTTTCTCGAACTTGCCATCCGAGCCCGCATGGCTGAAGCAGGAAGACGGGAGGGTGAAGATGAAAGTCACTAAAGAGGCTATCCAAGCAACCCAGCAGTCTATAGACCACTGGGAGAGAATGATAGAGTGGGTCAAGCGACAAGACCCAGAAGGAATACCGAGCTACCAACGTATGGAGCTCGAAATCGGCGAAGACTGGTATTCAGAGAGTTGCCCACTTTGTCAGTGCTTCTCCCTCCCTGATGTCCCGTGTAAAGACTGTCCTCTTGGAGATGTTTTTGGTTTCTGTAACAACCCTGCAGCTCTGAATGCTTGGCCAAATGTGAGATGGTCTCGCACCTGGGGTGAGTGGCTGGAAGCCGCGGACGTAATGTTGCTGCAGCTTGAGACTGTTCTCGAGCTACTAAAGGAGGCCAGCGATGACTCCACAGCCTGAAGAGCTAGTCAAAGAGTCTATAGGCCATTGGAAAGAGATGATGGAATGGGCTCAGCAACGAGACCCCAGAGAGTCCACAAATGCAGCTTGCATGAAAATCTTAGTGGGTGGCGACTGGTACTCCAAGAGCTGCCCTCTCTGTCGCTGGTTTCTCTACTTTGGTGATGGCGAGTGCGAGGGCTGTCCGCTACATGCAGTTTTCGGAGAGTGTGACAGTCCTCACGCTATGAACGCTTGGATTGACGTTGCCAGAGCGAGGAACTGGAGTGAGTGGCTGGAAGCTGCAGAGGTCATGCTGTTTCAGCTGGAAACGGTCCTCAAATTGCTGAAGGAGGCGAAAGATGCTTAAAGACTGGTTCTGTGAAGCACTTGCCTTGCAACCTGGGGAGGAGCTCCTGCTCCCTGCTGCTTCAAAAGCGGAGGCCACCCGCCTCCGCAATCGCCTGCTAAAGCTCCGAGATGAATATCCCGACCAGACGGATGCTGAGAGCATCAGCATCCGTGTGACGCTTGTAAAGCGTCGCTTCTTCGTCGCTCTGCGGCGAGAGCCACTGTCACCAACAGTGGCTTTCAAGCGAGCTACCGATGGCAGTATCGTCCGCATAACACTGCCGACCCGAGAGCGACTGCGTCGCATAGCTATTCAAGATGGCCTATCTCCAGAGGAGATAGAGGAAGTTCTTGGCTCGGCCGAGAAGGAGGGGAAGGATGCCTAGAAGGGAAAAGCGTAACAGCGAAAAGTCATGGCTTGCTATCTTGCGAGAGATAAAAAAGGAGAAGGGCGAAGCCGCAGCTTGGCTCTACGCAACAGCGTTGCGTGGGCCAGACGGTTATGGTGTTCCCTGGCGTGTGAAGGCCATATTTACTGGGCCGCTGCGAGGCTGCAAGGGCTTTATCCTCGCAGTAGCTGACATGTCAGCGTATCACTGGTGCATAAAGCGTCCTGACAACGTGCTCAAGGCATTTCGCTTTTTGATGCAGAGGCAAGATGAGCATTATCTCAAGCACTTAATATCAGTCTGGCACGTCCTCGAGCCACGGGTTGCAAGAGTCCTTATGCAGGTGCTAGAAGCGAAGCGATGTGGTAAGACTCTGGGGCTGAGCGACCTATCCACTGAATACACACGAGCAGTCGCAAAGTGGCTCAGAAGGACAAACGCCGCCTCGGAAGAGGAGGAACCGAAATGAATGAACGTCCTTTCAGAGAGCTGTCAGCATATTGGCGAGCCTTCTGGCAATACATTGCCAGCTTGAACGTCAGTTCGGAAGAGCGTAGGCAAATACGCCTCTCTTACGAGAGGCTCATTGAAGAAGCGGAGGACGAATGTCCTTCGAAAGGAGGATTTGACGATGTCAAGAGAAGTTAACTGGCTAAAGTTTCGGCTTCGTGGAGCGAAGACAGCTGTAGAGGCTGCTCGCACGAACGAGCAGGTAAGCCTCTTCACAAGGCAGGCCCTGGAGGCTGCGGAGAGTGGCTTGGCAGCGGCTTTGCTGCAGTGGGACACACCCTTTCTCACCAACGGTGAGAAGAGCTGGAGGGAGATTGTTATGGAGATATCCCTCCAGCCTAGGTTGTTGTGGGACTACGTCACAGCACTGCGAGGACCAGATGTTCCATACAAGTGGCCTGTGAAGACAGTGTTCACGGGGCCTCTGCGGTGCAAGAGCGTGCACCAAGCGGTGCAGAACGCCACCGACTTCGAGAGGCTCTCACCCGAGAGCGTAGTCGAGGCTTTCAGGTTTGTCTACGAGCACCGTCGCAGGCTTCTCCACTACTTGGTGCATGTGGAGAGTGCTTGGCGAACACTCCATAGGAAGGTCTCCTTCCTGCTTCGTGGGCTGATGTCCTTCATACCGCCAGAAGACCTGGAAGCTCACGCAAGGGAATATAAGAAGCTCGTAGACGAGTGGCTGGACAGGGAGAACGCTATAGACACAGGAGGTCAAAATGATTGAGTTCTTTGGTTTCCTGCTAGCTGCGTGGCTAGCAGGATGGATTATCGTCAGATGGATAAACAGCTGAAAAAAGAGGAGGTGAGGCAAATATGCCAGGAAGGCTTTGCATTCATATCCGAGAGGACAGAACAAACCTCGTCTTCACAGACGAGCTCTTCAGACCAACAGGTCGAGCACCGTTGGCCTTTGGCCCTATCGAGGTGAATGTGTATCACGGCCGAGAGTATCTCGGCTTCGTTAGCCGAGGACTTGTGTGGTGCACCTTATGGGAGTATGCTGTTGAGTTCGGACGGCTGATTGTTAGATGCCAATGCAAGGAGGAGCGGTAATGTCAGCAAAAAGGTCAAATTTTGACATTTCTTGTAACTCTGCAGCCATGCTGCTGTGCAGCAAAATTGTGTCGCCTCACGGCGATTGCATCGCTCATCAGCCAAGGATTTCTTTGAAAAAGATGTGCGACATGTCGCACCTTGGTGTGCTGGGCGTCAAGGAGGACAACGTCCTTCCACTGAAAGTGGGCCAGATGAAGCTCATCCCCTTAGAAAGGGGCTGCACACTGGTCGTTAGACGGCTCAGGTAGGCACTTAGGTGTCAACCTTGTAAATTTAGGGGTTGACACCTTGAAAAAGGTATGTTATACAAATGGACAAATGGACACATATGAAGATTTCCACTTTAGATGGCCAGCAGGGACAAAATGCCAGCTAAAGGTTGCTGCGGCTTTAGCTGGCAAGTCAATGTCCCAGCTTATATTTGACCTCCTCGTAGAGGGAGGTCTAATTTCATTGAAGGAGGTTCAGGATGAGTGTGAAGAAACTGGACAAAGTCCCGAAGGACAACGGTGTTGAGATTACTGTTGTAAGCACGGGGCAAAGTGGCTTTTACAGTGTAGATGAGCTTTCGCCAGACATCCAGCGCAAGCTCATGATTCATGGCTTATCGCAGGTGCTTGGCGATGCTGCTGCAGGCCGTGACGGCGAAGAGGCTAGCGAAGCTATCCAGAGGCGTTGGGAAACCCTCAAGGGCGGAGAATGGGCTGCTAAGAGAGCAGCTGCTCCGAAGCTCAGCAAGGCTGAGTTGGAGCGTCGCTTGGCTGGCCTTGAGGACGATGAGCGTCAAGCCATTATCGATGCTCTCGCAAAAGTGGGTATCAACTTATGATGAAGTTGGACAATTCGGGACGGGAGGCATTCGCCTCCTGTCCAAGGAAGTATTTCTTGTCCTGCATTTGTGGGCTACGCCCTTTGCAAGGCAGCAATGCCCTGCGTTACGGCAGCACGTGGCATGCCATAATGGAGGGCTACTACAGTGCCGTCAAAGCAGGGGCGAAGCTCAGTGAAGCGGTGCAACAAGCCTTGGCCTATGGCAGAGCCATCTGGGAGCTGGAGACGCAAGTCCATCCTGAATGGGAGGAGGACTATCGCACGCTGGACACAGCAGGCGAGGCCCTACTAGCGTATATTGATGAGTTCCAGCAGACTGACGTCGGCTCTCTCGAGGTGAAGGCCACAGAGCAGTCATTCTTTGTCGAGGTCGGCAACAACCTTGGCTTCTTCGGCCGTATAGACATGCGAGCTGTGCTTGACGGCATTCCCTTCGTTGTAGAACACAAGACGACTGGGCAGTCGGCTGCTCTTGTTGCTGAGCGACTCAATCGCTCAGCCCAAATAATGGGCTATACTTACGCTGCAAAAGCAATGGGCCTGGAAGTCCAAGGCTGTCTGGTGGTAATCCACCAGGTGTCTTGTCGTCGCAAGGCAGATGACACGTGGGGAAAGCAGACAATCGCCTTCAGACGTGTCCCGATGGTCTTTACCGACAGCGACCTCGAGGCATGGAGGCAAAGCTTCACTTTGACAGCGGAACAAATCACCCAGTGCGAAGCACGTCAGTGCTGGCCGATGCAGTTCGACAGCTGCTATCGCTTCGGCAGGTGCTGCTACGCGCCGCTTTGCGAGCGACATTTGTCGCTTGACGAGTTGCAGGACAAGGAACGTCCAATCCCAGGGTTTATCCGCACAACTCGAGACTATCTCGAGCCAACGCTTAAGCGGATAAGCAACATGAAGGAGGCCATGTATGCCAAGTGCAAAGGATGTTAAGGCCAACACCCAGCATTTGAAAATAATGGTCATCGGCTCGTATGGGACAGGAAAGAGCACTTTCGCAGCGAGTGCTCCTACTCCTGGATTTGTCTTCGACTTTGACGGCCACATACTTACGTATGCTGGTCGAGACTTCGACTACGAGACCTATGACATGAATTGGCAGAGCTGGGTGAAGTTCGAGAAAGACCTGCTGCAGCTTCGCAAGGACTGCAAGTATAAGACGGTTGTTGTGGACAGCACAACGACCATGACTGACCTTGCAATGGAACGAGCCCTCATGCTCGACCCCAAGCGGTCACCGACAGGCGGGCCAATCTGGAATGTCCACTACCAGATGGTTCGCAATCTGGTGGAGGGTAAGCTGCGGCAGATTGTATCGTTGCCAGCAAACGTCATTGTGCTCTCGCACATCGACATCAAGCGTGACGAGTCGACAGGGGCCATCATAGACATCGGTCCATTGCTCACGGGTCAGTTGTCTGAAAAGGTCCCAGGCTACTTTGACGAGGTCTATTATGCAACAACTCGTCGAGAGAAGGGTGTAACAGCCTGGTATCTTCAGACCGTGCCCATTGGCCTGACAAAGGCCCGCTCAATTTTGTCAGGTAAAGAGCACCGCCTGCCAGATTTTGTTCCTAATGACTGGCAGGCAATAATGAAGTATATTGAAGAAGGAGGACAAAATGGAAAATGAAGTTTACATCCCAGGGAGCTTTGACGTAGAAGAAGAATTCAAGCCCGAGCCCCTTGTTCCACAAGGGACTTACCACGGGCACGTAACAGCGGTCAGCTATGACCCTGACCAAAACGCAGTCGTATGGCAAGTTACGCTCGCAGACAATGGCGGAGTTAAGAGCGACGGTGAAACCCCCATTGACGGGAGTATTCTCTACTATCGTAACTTTCTCCCTCGAGAGGGTGATGAGAATGAGTTGACTAGAGATGGGCGGATGACGAAGAGGCAAGCCAAAATCAATATGTTGCGTCGCTTCTGCGATGCAATGGGAGTGGACATGTCCACACCAGCAAGAATTGCCGAAGCCATCCGCAACACTGAATGGGTCGGTCTGCAAGTGGACGTGCAAGTCGGAGTCAGGGAGTTCGAAGGTCAGGTGACAAACGAGATTAGAAGGATGACTGCCGTCGGGGAAGGGAAGTGAAGCTTCTTGAGATGCACAAGCCTTTCATGGAAATGACCCCTGAGGAGCGGGAGCAGTTCATTCGCTCCTATCGGGGCCAGCGTGAAAAGGACCTTTCAACTGTGAAGCCGAGGCGCAGCCCTCTTCTCTCCAAGGAGGAGAGGGCTCTTCTCAAGAAGGTCGGTATCAGGCTGAGCGACCTAGCATCGCTCAAGGGAGGCTAGACTATGAACAAGTTCAAGCCTTATGTAGACGACATCTGGCTGGACGACAGCTACGCGTGGGAGCAGCCCTGGCTGGAGCATACGGACAACAGATGTGCAAGGTATACGGTGTGCAAGCACCACGATGGTCTCTGGTATGCCAAGTGGTGGCACGGCAACAGGGGCTACAATCTGGGGAAGAGGAAGACTCTGGAGGAAGCGAAGAAGGTCTGCGTGGAGCACTTGCAAGGGATGTATAGAGGCATAGAGGTGGAGCTCAAATCGGGAATAGGTGGTGTTCTGCAGGAGTGGCTCAGGGACTTGGCGTCTTGCTGGTGCAAGGATGAGCGTCTGCTCTCAAGCGAGGGAATTGAGGCACTTGCAGAGCTCTTCAAGCTCTGGATGAAGGAGAACAAGGAGCTCGTCTTAGAATGGCTGGAGGAGGCTAAAGATGACTGACAGAGTCAGGAGACAAGCCGAGTGGCTGATAGGCGAGTTGCTCCGAGAAGCATCGGAAGGCACTGTTATCTCTGTAATGTGCAGAAGGAATACAGTCAGAGTTTTCCTGAACAGTGAGGAGGTTGCTTCCCTCTCAGAGGACACTGCCTGCTTTGGCTCGGTGCTGTCAAGGGAGCAAGTAGAGAGACTGTATGACATTCACAGGTGCTGCCCAAAAGCGAGGAGCAGGAGGGAAAGAGATGAAGAAAGGTGGTAATGGTAATGGAGGAAGTGGGCCGCAGGCCATAGGCCAGCCCGTGAGGGTTGACTTGTCAAAGTGCCCGAGTGTGGAGTGCCCCGAGT